GCAAGTAAATAACACGGACCCAGCAATATCAGCAAGGTACTCACGGTGTCGGACCCGAATGGATCCATCTCCGCTAGAACTTTGCGTCATTGTAGGTCTTCCAATTCTGACTTCTTTCTGTTGATTGACAACGGCAACTCTGTTAGTGGCCTGTTGCTTTGGTTTCTGATTCTTCTTGGTTTTCTGTTGATTCTTGGCTTGCTTCAATGAATTAGGATTATTCATTAAGAAAGTCGATAATTGTAGTTAATTATTGGGAGTTCACTACCAACTACTGGCAGGACTGTGCATCATCGTTGAACCTTACCTAAACCTGGAACTTTAGACCAGTATAGTAAGGAAAGCGCCGTGCAGTCTCTCGGCATTTTGGTTAGCACGGAATCTTAATCTCAACTCGCAGACTATGTATTAGAAAGAATTAATTAACAACTAATTCCTATTATCCATACGCGGAAGAGTACCGTTTTGGGCTATTACCAACGACAACCCCAAAGTTTGTTGACTTGATGTTAGGATAGGGAAGTACCTATTCCATACGCCGGTTAACCAACCAGTCACCATCTTGCCACCCCTGCCACTATCGGCACGTAGTTTAACGTCTTCGGACATGAGGGCGATGATTACAATCCCGCCACCCCCCGATTAATCTTTGGTTTAAGATCAATCCGAGAGTATAGGTATGCACTAGCATCGCCTCCATTTAGGATTCTACAAAAATCAACTTTAATCTTACCGATCGGTGGACAAGGAGGAAGATTTGTTGCGAAATATTGAACATTACGATAGAATTCAATATCTTCTAAACTCAACCTCCGTGGCTTAACTGACGTCGATCTTCCAAGTTCTTTCATAAATATCTTATCTGGAACCTTATCTACTAATGATGTTCCGGCTTTAGCCTGACTAGCGTAAGCTAATCTTGCAAGCCATCCATCAATGTTATCTGTAGACTCATGTTCCAAAGGTACATATGGACCTGGGACCATCCGCCAATTTGCCAGTCCACCCGCGATTTTAGCTGTAGGTATATCAAGGGACTTCAATCGGTAGAGAAACATCGTTGGATCGTCAACAAATCGAGCAGCAAGTTCCCGCTGGGAACGTGTTACTTTCATGTTAGGTGATGCCAACTTTGGATCAATACCAAAGCCTCCGAGATGTACAGGGAGAAACCAATTAGGACGGTACATAGTACCCAACCAATCTTTTCCCCACCTTTCGAAACATGTTGGGATGGCAGACTTTGCCCAAGGGCAAAGGCTAACCATCTTATTAATGTCTTTTCCGATCATGGTGGGAGTAGAAAGAGAAGTTCCCTGCTTGATATTATTTCCAAGTATGATACGCTGATTGAGGTACCCAAATTCCTTCATTACACCATTACGGCGTAAGAATAACTTTGAGTTAATCATACCAGCATCTACTGAGATATAATTCTTTCCCTGTGATACCTTAAAGCCTACTTCTTTTGAGGTAGATAAAAATACATTATAGAATGATTTAGGACACTTAAACAACATGTCGTCTCCGTTCACGAGAACGTTACGCCACATTATTTTCGCAATCCTTCTTCGAGTCTGTGTATTCGAATCTTTTACCCAACGAAGTATCGCTGCATGGTAAACAGACAGATTAATAGTACATAATAGAGGAAAAGATAATGGTGAACCCATTAACTGACCCTCATCAACTTGTACAGTGTCTCGTTTACCTCGGTAAAACGCACGGCCTGAGACTAGCGATAAGTAAGCTAAATCCGAAAACTTATTTTCCGGAATACCAGAGAGGACGCTTAATGATGCATCCTTCTTTAGCAAATCTGTCGCTGCCTCGTAATCAACTGAACACCAATGTGTCAGTTCGTCACTTACAGCATCCATTTCCTTCACCCTTACCAGTAAATCAGGTATGAGCATAGTCGAAGAATAATGGTGTTTCCAAGCGTCCATGAGGACATCTTGGAAAGGCTGTAAAAGGGAGTAAAGATATCCATCCCCCTTAGTAATGATGCGGAATTTACCTGGTTCGGGTAATGCCACAACAGCTACATCAAGAGGAAGTAAATTTCCCTGGTCATCAGTTTGTGATAAAGCAGGCCCTACAACATGTGTAAACATGTCGTAATTAGTCTGCCGCCACTCATTGACGATCCTATTCAAATAGGGAAGTTTACCGATAGTCTT